CGGCAGCAGCCGTGCCGGGAGCCAGACAGCCGCGAACCCCTACCCGGCCATCACCAGCGGAGCCAAGAAGGCCAGCAAGGCCACGAAGCAGGCCGCCGCAGAAGTCGTCAAGTCTATCTCGGACACCACGACCGAAATCGACGGCAAGATCACCCGCACCACCGAAAACATCACCGAAACGCTCTCCAACGGCAAGACACAGCAAAAGCAGGTCATCACCGAGACTTCCCGGCAGATGGTGGATGGTGTGCTGAAGGACATCAAGACCGTCACCAGCATTGCCGCCGACGGCACCAAGACCGTCAAGCAGACCATGGAGACGGTGCGGGAGACCGCCAAGACGGTCACTTCCACCTTCGAGACGCTGGCAGACGGGGTCAAGACCACCACCCAGACCGTCACCGAGACCCTGACCGACGGCACCGAGACCCAGAAGCAGGTCATCACCGAGGTCTACGACGACATCGTGGACGGTGCCCTCGTGACCATCGAGCGGGTCAAGACCATCGCGGCCGACGGCACCGTGCAGGTGGCTGAGCAGATCAAAAAGTCCAGCGCGGACACCTTTGACGGCCTGTGGAAGGAGATCCAGACCGAAGCAGATACCGGCGTGCTTGGCACCTTCGATGATCTGTACACCGCCGTCAAGAACCAGGACTGGCTGAGCATCGGCAAGTGGGTCGCAAGCACCATCTACAGCGGCCTGACCGCCGACCAGAAAAAGCAGGTCAATGATTTTGCCCTTGGCATCGTGACTAAGCTCAACAAAGCGCTGGGCGGTGCCCGCGATCAGCTGGTACAGGGTGCCATTGATCTTGGCGGGCAGATCGTGAACGGCCTGACCGGCGGCTTCTCTGAGGTCTGGCAGCAGGCACAGGGCCTTGGTTCCACCCTCGTGTCGGTCTTTCAGGGCCTGCAGGGGCCGCTGAGCACGGCGGCTCTCGCCATCAGTCAGGGCCTGAGCGGCGGTCTGCTGTCCAGCTTCCCCACCATTTTTGCGGGCGTGGCCACCATGGTAGGCACTATCGGCGCAGCGTTTGAGGGAATGCTGACCGCCATTTCTGCCGCGCTGAGCGCGACTGTTTTCGGCATCCCGATGGGCCTGATCGTGGCAGCGGCAGCGGTCGCGCTGGGCGTTGCCATTGCGGCCATCGTGGGCAGCATGGGCGGCTCCAAAAAGAACGTAAGCCACGGCGGCGGTTCCGCTGGCGGCGGTTCGTCCGGCTCCGGCGGCATGGGCAGCGTGGATATCACCACCGGCACCGGTAGTCTGGAAGATGCCATCAACGCCAACACCAAGGCGCTGGAAAAGACAAACTCTGCCCTTGCCGATATGATCCGGCAGGCGGGAGCTCTGGTGCTTTCCGACAACATGCGCCTCGGCTCCACCGTGGCCGCTTCCGGCACTGCACAGGTGGTGTCCGCTGCCAACAGCTACCACCGCGAGGGCGACACCAACATCACCCAGAACTTCTACAACGGCCACGACACCGCCGCCGCACAGCAGCGGGAAGCCCGCTGGGAAGCCGACAAGGCCAAGGCTCGCAAACGATGAAAGGAGGACACTGTGCTTTTTAAGGATCATCTCAAGATCGTGACAGATGCCGGTGCCGTCCTGCATCTGGGCTGGGACTACGATGCCCCCTACCTTCTCGACCCGCTGAACGGGGTGGATGTGGACCTGCAGACCGCGCAGGGTGTCAATCAGGTGGGCGACACAGTGGAGGGTCAGAGCGTCTCCGGCGTGTCCCGCACCCTGTCGGTCGTGTTCTGGGGCAGGGATGCGTTGACCCGTGCAAGAGCTTTTACCAAAAAGCTGCCCTACTTCACCAAGGGCACCCTGTACTTTGGCGACCACTATTTCACCCGGTTCGTGCTGCAAAAACTGCCCTATTTTTCCAGCTACACGCCGGACCCGCGCTGTGAGCTGATGCTCTACAGCGAAAAGCCCTTCTGGTACGACCTCAACGCCGTCAGCAGCGTGCTGGGCGGGTATGAGAAAGCGTTCCGGTTCCCCATCTGCTATGACAGCCACATCTACGGCATCAAGCGGGACGGCACGGCGGCAGTGCTGCGCAACGAGGGCAGCCTTCCGGTGCCCTTCACGGCCACCCTGCGGTGCGACATGCCGGTGACGCATCCCAAGGTGGTGGATCTGCAGACCGGGGCCTTCATCGGCTTTGACCTGACCCTGCAGCCGGACGAGACGCTGGAAATCTACCGCAGCACATCCGACCGGCTGGCCTGCACCCTGACCCGGGCAGGCGTGACCGAGAACATCTTTGCAAAGCTGGACGAGGACAGCACCCTCACCGAGCTGCAGCCCGGCGATAACATGCTCTCCATGCAGGCCGAGAACGGCTCCGGCTACCTGCAGGCATCCGTGAGCTTTTACCCGATGGAGGCGGGCATCCTGCCCGAACCGCTATGAGAATAGACGTTTTGGACGCAGACACCCTTGCCCGCGTGGGCTGGGTGGACGTGTGGGTGTCCCTCTATTGGGACAGTCCCTATTACTCCGAGGGCAGCTTCACGCTGGAAGTGCGCCCCACCACCGAGAACCTGCAGCTTTTGCAGGAGGGCCGCTGGCTGGTGCGCAGCGACGAGAACCCCCGCATCCCCATGCGCATCTGCTCCCGCGCCAACCAGAACGAGGACGCGAACCTTGTGGTGTCCGGCTACCCGGCAACATGGCTGCTGACAAAGCGCGTCTCTGCTGTGACGGTGAAGAACCAGAACGCGGAATCCGCCATGCGCAGCCTTGTGAGCGCCGCAAAGCCATGGCCCCGCCTTGCGCTGGGCACCGAGTACGGCTTTGACACCACCTTTGAAAAACAGACCTCCGGCGGCACGGTGTTCGACTACTGCAAGACCATCGGGCAGGCCTGTGATCTGGGGTTCCGCATCGTGCTGGACGGCAAGGGCAGCAGCAAGCGCCTGCTCTTCGAGTGCTTCCGCCCCACCTTCGACCCAAACCGCCGCTACAGTCCCAAGTGGGGCAATCTGCTGAATTCCGGGTGGAGCTTTTCCGATACCGATTACGCCAACGTGGCCCTTGTGCAGGGCGCTGGCGAAGGTGACGAGCGCGCCACCGTCTGGGTGGGCGATGTGAACGCTACCGGCTCCGACCGGCGGGAAATGTACGTCGATGCCCGTGACGTGCAGCCGGAGGACGGCGAGACCAGCACCAGCCAGAGCTATCTGGAAAAGCTGGCTGACCGGGGCGGCGAAAAGCTGCTGGCCCAGCTGCGCACCGGGTCCATCGAGTTTGACGTGGACGACGACACCCTGCAGGTGGGCGACGTGTTGAGCGCCAGCCTGCCCCAGCTGGGCTACACTGCCATGGTGCGGGTAGCCGACATCATCACCCAGAGCGAGGACAGCGGCACAACCCGCACCATCCGGCTGGGCACGCCCACATGGCACAAGACCTGAAAGGAGGACTTTATGGCTGATATCATTACTTACCCCGAAAACGGCATTACCTACGATGCCGACGACGCTTCGGGTTACCTCGCCACCCGCCTGAGCGGCGTGTACAGCGCCGAGGAGGATTTCTCCGTCACGGCACAGGGCGGCCTGAGCGTACAGGTGAGCGCCGGTCAGGCATGGGTGCGCCCGGCACGGTTCAAGGGCCGCAGCATCATCATGGAGCAGCCCACCACCGTGGTGCTCACCGAAGCGGACCCTGTACGCAGCCGCATTGACCGCATCGTGCTGCGCTACGATGCCGCCGCCAAAAAGACCAGCCTGCAGGTGCTGGAAGGTGTCCCGAATTCTGCCGGGCCTGCTGCCCCGGCCATCACCCGCACCGAGCTGATCTACGACCTCTGCCTTGCCGAGATCAAGCGCCCTGCAGGCTCCACCGCCGTTACCGCCGCCGACATCTACGACACGCGCGCAGATGAGACCGTCTGCGGCGTGATGCGGGATGGTGTGCATGGCATCCCCACCGGCACGCTGGTGCAGCAGTGGAAGGCCGTGATCGAATCCATGAGGGGTGGCAGCTTTTATACCCGTGCCGAGGTGGATGCGCTGTTGAAAAGCTTGAAAAGCGTGGATCCTTTTCCCGTGGGCAGCATCTACCAGAGCACCGCACGTACAAGCCCTGCCGCACTGTTCGGCGGTACATGGCAGGAGATTGCGCAGAACCGGGTACTGATGGGTGCTGGCAGCGGCCACGCAGCGGGCACCACCGTGGAGGCCGGACTGCCGAACATCACAGGCTCTTTTGTCGCGGATGTAAAAAAGGGTGAACATAAGGTATCCGGCGCATTCACTGCCGGCAGCGAGATCGCAACTACGGGCGAATACAATAACTTTTCTGATGTATATAAGTTCAGT